TATATTCGAACACATTCAAGAAAATAATAACAAATCATTCAAATGGTTAGTAGGACATCCAAAAGAAGCAGTTGAAGATCATGTGATTGGAAAAGGAATGCTTGTTGCTGAAGGAAATGTTTTAAAACACGATGGACACATTATGAACACAGCAAGACATCCTGATGTGATAGAAAAAGTTAAAGCGGGACTTCTCGGACCGTCAATACATGCAAGAGCAAAAACAGTCAGTCGAGACAAAGACGGTAATTATGACATTAATGGTTTGATTGTAGAAGGCATTGGGCTTGTTGCTTTTCAAGGAGTAAAAGAAGCAAGTATAGATTACGCAATTGCTGAATCGTTTGAAGAGATGGAGTCCACTGAGGACGCAAATAACAAAGACAAAGGTGATATTATGACCGAAGAAAAACCTGAAGAAAAACCAGAAGAAAAAGTAGATGCTAAGCCAGAGGAGAAACCTGAAGAGAAGGTTGAAGAAAAACCTGAAGAAGCTCCTAAAGCAGAAGAATCAACAATTTTGGAATCACTTCAAAAAGAGGTTGAAACTCTGAAGAACGACAAGAAAAAAGCAATTGTTGAATCTATAAAAGAGATCAATCCAAAGTTAGAAGAAGCAAAATTGATGAGTGAAAGCATGGATAAGCTTGAGCTAATCAAAGAATACGAACAAAAACTTTCAACAACCGAATCACATGGTATTGTAGAAAGTCAAGAGTCCGACAATACAACTAAGATAATTCAAGAAAAAGACGGTTCAATCCGACTTTCAGAACAATCTTGGAACGAGTTCAACACAGAACTTCGTGAGAGAATTTAGAGGTGAATGAGAATGGCACAAGATGGATTTATACTATCTGATGAAGGTAGAAACATTAGCTGTTTGAACGATAGTGGAACAACTGCAATTGACGCAGGAGATCTAGTTTTCTGTGAAGCAAATAATGATGTTTTAACAGGAACAGCAGCATCAGCAAGAAATGGCTATGAAGGTAGTGCAGTAAAAGTAAAAACTATGGTTGGTTCAGCAACAGGTTATGCTAACGTAGTTGGTGTAGCAATTGAAGACATTCCAGCAGACGGATATGGTGCAGTAGCACTTGAAGGAGTTTTCATTCATGCTGTAGCTGAAGATACTGAAGCAGGAGATTTACTGCAAGGTTATGAAGGAACTGCAAATAAAGTTCAAATACTTGACGTTGCAACAACAACATCTAACCAAGCATGGCTAAAACAGCACATTGGTAGAGCATTAACTGGCGGATCAGCAGACGGTAAGTATATCGTTTGGAAGCTGGGAATTTAAGAGGTGAATGAAGATGCCAACACAAGTATTAAACACAGGAAGTGCAGATTTTGCAAGTTCAACAGCAAACACAGCAACAACTTCTTATTTAATTCCAAGAACTTTGTTACCACAGGTTGTTAACGCAGTTCGAAAGAAACTAATATTAAGAGGTTTAGCTGCAAGAGTATTTGGTCCTAGTTCAATTCCAGGTAGAGCTTTGGTTATTCCAATGCAATCAGAAATTGATTCTAACACTGCTATGGCAGTAGATCAGATCGGAGAAGGTTCTGAATTCCCACTAACTCAAAGTCAATTTGAAAACATCACATTGACTCCAGTTAAGTATGGGGCTAGAGTTGGAGTGACTAAGGAAATGATGGAAGATGGCATTGTTGACTTAATCAGTTACCATGCAGAACTAGCAGGTTATGAGTTTGCAGACAACGAAGAAGCACTTATTGTTGCACAATTATCAGCAGCAGCAACAGCAAGTTCAAACACCGTTGCTAATGGAAACGCTAATCTGCCAATCAGCGACATTACAGAAGCTATGCAGCAACTTGAAGAAAAAAACTACACACCTTCACACATGATTGTGGGTGCAGAAGTAGCTAATGACCTGAGACTTATTGATTCGTTTAACGAAGCAAATAAAACAGGTACTACAAGTGCAGTTACACATAGACTAATTGGAACTATCTATGGAATGAATGTTCTAGTAAGTAACAATGTGTCATCTTTGTTAGCTTATGTAATCGACAGAAACCATGCGTTTGTTATTGCAGAAAAGAGACCTCTCACAGTGGAGAGATATACGGATTATGCAAGAGACACAGGTTTTTTAGTTGTGAGTCAACGATTTACAACTAGATACTGGAGAGCAGAAGCAACTAGTGAAATAACAACTATTTAGTTGTTTTTTTATATTTTTTTTAGTGACCTCAGCGTGACTACGCATTTTTTGGCAACTTTATTTAAAAAGCGTTGCAAAACTAACATAACTAATTGAGGTGAAAATAATGGGAGCAATGAGAGATGGACTGGGAGATATAACTGGAATCGCAGATATACCAGACCAAAGAACTATGAGTATTTTATTTACTACATCAACCAGGCTTTACTTTAGAGATGCAGGACTAAACATTTATTCTAGTGCTGACGGAGTTCTGGATATTGTATCTGATACAACAATTGCACTAAGCGGTGCAGTAACAATGGACAGCACTGTGACTGTTACTGGTGAACTATTAACGAGTTCTGATGTAACAATGACTATGGCTGGAACAGAGAATCTTAACATAATCAATACGACTTTAGGTGCAGGTGTTAAAGGAGTGTATATCGAGATGGAATCTGGTTCTGCTACTGCTGGTTCTAGACAAGGAGCTTTACAGATAGAACTTGGAAGAAGCATAGCGATGACTGCTAGTGATGGAAATCCTGATTGTGCTTTAAAAGTTTCTTCAAACGATTGGACTGATGGTGGAAGTGGATACGCAAGAATCAGAGGTTTGGATCTAAAAGCACAAAACGATGGTGAAAATGGAAACAGCACAGTATTTATTAATGCTGCATACATTACTGCTGAATGTGCAACTGGAATGGCAAATAGTGGAGATATGTCAGTTTGTCACTTGAACATGAAGAACAACGGAACCATTACTGGTGAAAGTGTTGGTTTGCTAATTCAAGATCAATCGCAAGGAACTGTTACTGGGGACACAATTGGTATACAGATTGCAAGTAGTGCATACGCAATTACCAGAGAACACGCAATAGAAATTGGTTGTGCAGGCGGAAGTTGGACCAATATAATGCATTTTACAGACGATGACCATACTAACCTTTTGAAGTTTGATGTGGTTGCAGGATGTATAAGTGTTGATGCTGGTGCTACTGGAGCTAACTCCACACACAAAATCAAAGTAGATGTGAATGGAACAGCTGCATACATAGCATTGTTTGCTGATTATTAATTTTTTTTTATTTTTAATTGATAAGAATGACGAGGTGGAAATGATGAGAAATATAGAAGTTAAAAAGTGGAAAGCTCAAGATAACAAAGGAGTTGAAGTTGAAGAAAACACAATTCAAGCATTAGGACTTATTTTGAGTTTAAAAAAGCCTGAACAGATGCCTAAAGGTATAGATAATTTCAGGATTTTCAGTAGGTTCAGTAAAGCGTTTGAAGAAGCTGAGAAATCAAAAATCATTAAGTTAGAAGAACATGATTACAACTTTATGAAAAAATTGATTGACTCAGATGTACCAAGTATATGGGGTTTGAACAAAAACATTGTTAAAATGATCGAAGATTTTATGAATACGAAAGAAGGTGAATAATCATGGATGAAAATAGAGCAAAACACAATCTTGAACATTGGGAGGGTAAGAACAAGTATATTGTTAACGCAGCTAAGAAAGTGCTTAAGAATGTAGTTCCAATTGAGAAACCAGTTGAAAAACCAAAAGTAGTTCCAGTTGAGAAACCTAAACCAGTTAAATTAACTGAAAAAGAAGCGTATGATTTAAATAAAGATGAACAAGTCAAACTCTTAGTTAAATTAGGTTCTAAAAAGATACCTAGATTTGAAAAACAAAGAGTGCAGTTAATATTAAAACTGCAATAAACATGAGGTGTTAGAAATGGTTGAACAGAAAGATTATGTGGACATTTCACCAAAAGAAACTGGTGGAACAGGACAAGCAGGTAGAAAAATGACAGTGTTTAATGAAACTGAAAAGGAAATAATTGTCAACAACCCATCAGGTTTGACAAAAGAAGGAGTATTGAAGAAGATTGAGTTGTGGAAAAGATCAAGCAACAGACATCAACAAATATTGTACCAAACTATGCTTAAACAATGTAAGAATCTGCATCCATCAGGAAAGTATGAAGATGGACGGACTATTCTTGCAAAAGACAAGAATGGAAGGCATTGGCTTGTTGGTCCTCCTCCACCAAAAAAACCAAAGGTTGAAGAAAATAAAAAATAGGTGAGAATTATGGTTTTAAAAGTATATACTACAGGACAACAAACAATGGCTGCTGCAAC